CTCGTAAGCGATAATAGTGGCAGCACCAAATAGCTTGTCTGCTTTGTGTTCGTGCAGAGGCACATAGAACGCTATTACTTTTTCCCCATTTATCTGTCCCGATATTGCCAGCGTAGACACGCCTGAAGAAGCCACAGCACAAATATCTTTAATCACAAAATTACTATCTAATTCGAGAGTGTGCCACGCCACAACATTGGCGTGCTTGTAAACGCACAGTGCCTCAATTACGTGCACCACAGCATCCCCAAAACGAGGTACGCGGCTCTTTAGTGCAAAGGCTATATTCTTATCGGGGATTGCCTCAACGCGAGAAATCTCCTGCCCAATAAAATCCGCAGCTTCTGATTCTATGTTTGAGGTCATGATGGAGATATCTGTGTTCTTGTAACTAACGCCAATGTTTTTTGAGTCTATTGCCCGCAGCTGGTTGTGCCCTAAGTTTGCGTAGAGGACAGAGTCATCGCAGTATGTAGGCTGGGTGCTTGTTGATGTATAACCAGACTTTCTCTCTAGCTGTATGTTTGTTGCGGACAAACCGCCCGCCTGATCTCCAGAGAAGGTCAGCTCAAAGTCTCCCTTGGTAGTACCTATTCTGAGGTAGTCTTGAGCAAATAACCACTGCACTTTAGCCCCCTCCGTAGAGAATCCTTCAAAAAGGAATGGGGAGTTGGTAGTCATTGCGCCAAAATAACCTATAGATGCTCCTGTCTCAGTAAGCTTTGAGCCATTTGATACTTGATCCTGAGCGAGCCTGAAATGCATGAAGTTTGCAAAATTAAATGTTTCTGAAAAAAATATTTTACCCGGGTCTGACGGAAGCCCTGATAACACTAAGCGCCCTTGGTGTACCGCCCCACATGTAGGCCAGTTCCCTGCGTAAAAAAATGATCTTCGCCATCTAAAATTAGGGCCCACCGAAGTTAGTGTGACAAGAATTAATACCTGTGCAACACCAAAATCATTGATGGCGGTAACGTAGACAACGCCTTCTTTTGCGCCTCCCCCATCAATGATTATAAACATTCCCGGCTTAATCCTGTTTATTAAGGTCGCTCCGCCCATAGTCATGGTGTATTTATTACCTGTAGCTGGGGAGAGTAGCCCAGTATCTGTTTCGCCTGCTGTCCCGCCACCTACTCCTGAGAATGATAGTGTTATTGCGGTATTTGTGTTTTGTCTTTCATAGGGTGAAGACATGAATGAACGCGGGTTTAGGGTGTACTCGGAATTTCCAATATTATCGCCCCACCCTAGTTGATAGGGGCGGGAGTTGAATGATCTATCCACAGACATAAGAGGCATTCTGCCATCTTTAGAGCCATATATAAGTGTATCATTTGATTGAGTTGACCAATAAGGATTTTTATCGGCTTCCAGAAGCATAAGCTCAGCTCTGGTTAAGGTGTACGCAGTTGCTGTCTGGGTTAGTCCTACATAAGGAACCTCTAGTACCAGATTTAAGTTATCTGTAATGGATAATATTTTTACAGCCCGAAAATTCAGATTACTCCCCTGTATCTTAATGACGGAAAAATGTCCTATCATGGGACTCATATCGGTAAAAGTAGTACCCACACCAACTACGTTTGCACTACCACTAACTAGGCTCACCGTGCCCGGCGTGGTATAAGGACTCGCCATCTGTCCTGATAGAGTTGATCTAAGCAAGTGCTTAGGATCGTTAACGAACTGAGGCTGCTGGATCATGTAGTTCCATTGACTTCCCGGCGTACAGCTTCTGTAAAAATCTGCTTCTTCCCACTGAATCTCTTTATTTCTGAGTCCAATTAAATAGTCAGACTCGGAATCTTTGAAAGGAATCAGCCACACGTCATCGGTAATGTCTGCGTCTAACCCCGTATTTCCGTAAGAAGACATGATATTTTCTTTTGGTACGAATGGCCCCGTACGCTTAAATGCGCCGCCTGATGTAGAGGGAATAAAGTTAGTCATTTTCGATACGCCTTGGGCGTAATGATCTGTATCAGTGCGCGCGCGAATCTTGTCGCCCACCTCTCCAGATATAAAGGCGTTTTGTGTTTTAATGTATCTCATAAGCGGGCAGTGCTCCAATCATTTGCTTTGTACTCGAACGAGCCTGTGCCAGAAGAGTCAACAAAGCGGGCATTGGATAATTTTCTAGAGTGTTCTGCCTCTATGGCTGCTTGGAGTTCTGTGGATTGTATCATGGAGTAAGCCATCTCTTGAGCTAAGCGAGATGCCAGTGCCAAAACAAAATATGATGGGAGGGCTATCTCATCTACAGTTAGAACGTACACGTAATTTAAGTTTTGGGTATCTGTGTATAGGATGCCGCTTTCAATAGTCCAGTTTTCATCCTGATCTTCCGCCATAAACATGCGCCTGAAGTCAGCCGGAAGGGTGTGTTTATACGCCCATCCAAAAACATTAGAACTTACGGCAGCCCCGACTGAACGCTTGCGCTTACGCGCGAACCTCCATGGGTGCGATTGAATCATTTCGTCTTTGACTACGCTGTAGAGAACCTTGCAAAGACCAGCTCTTTTGGTGTCGTCGTCCAAAGTTACTATCTTCTCAGCACCGAGTCGGATAAGAGCAATATTACAAATATCAACAATCGTCATAGGTCTCCCTTATTACAATACCGCCCGTTTTAGGGGCGATACTGAAACCAAGGCAAATACTATCATACCAAGCAGGTTGGTGGATAGACCTTATTCTGTAATGTAATTAATCAAAATCTTAGCAGTAGCGGAAGAGGCTACTGATTCTGTACAAAGAAGTTCAATATCCACAGGATTAGTGAATTTCTTGTGTAGTCCGGGAACAGAATCATTTAATTCCATCTTGCCGTAAACCGCACCAGCACCAGAATCTAAATCAGCTACCACGATGAAACCATCAGGGTCAGCTACAGTTAGACCGTTAGCTGAGACAGACCATCCTAAAGAGAAGATACCTGTTGCGCCCGTTGCTGGGATAACGCATTCAGCAGAAATCACTTTAGAACCTACTGGTAATTGAGCTAATTTAATAACATCATTCGCAACTACCGCAGTGGTAAGGTCGAATGTTACATAAATTTGGCGCATTTTACCAATTACGTCTTTTGCGTCAATTTCGACTCTTGGTTTAGTGACAAATAGGTTGCTGTATTGAGTAGTGTATAAAGTAGCCATAGTTTGTTCTCCTAAAAAGCCCCCTATTCGGGGGCATTAAAAATTATTCTTTTACTAAAACTTCGATTACCTTGTCGTCTTCTAAACGAGCAGCGCCAATCATCAATTTTAAGTAAATTTGCCAAGCGTAATGCTTCTCTGGAATTTGGGTAATTTTTGACATCTGTGAGATACCGGTTGTCATTAACATACCATCTTTTTTCCAAACAATACATCTACGAGCAGCTGCTGGGAAAGTCCCAGAACCAGCACCTACAGACCCATTAAGGTGATTGTAAGTAACTGCTGCGGCAGTCACTGGTAAGCGATTTGAAGAGATAAATTTGAATCCCATGAATGTGTCAACTTCGCCGTTTACGAGAGCCTTAACAGCCGCGTAATCAGCAGAGGTCACTTCAGAGATATTTAACATATTTGATTTTTGTTTAGGGCTGTATGCGAAGTAGCATTCACCTTCCTCAACCTCGTCTAAGCCGAATTTTTCTTGAATAGCAATAAGCGTCTTAAGTGTTAAACCGCTACCGATAAGAGAAGTACCATCAAATGATGCCATTTTTTGTGCAGTAAGGAACGCTAGGTTACTTGTAGCACCTTGCTTGCCCACTATTACATCACCCAAAGCGGCTTTAATAAATGTATCATCATTTTGACGAGCAGCTGCTTTTACGAAAGCGCTTACATATTCTGACTCAGGGTTGATAAGTGTTTGTACTTTATCTTCCTCATCAATCAATGTTGCTTTAGTAAATGGTTCAAGGCTGACTGCACGTTTAGACCAGTCCAGGTCTGTGTACACCACGTCGCTATTGCGCCCGATTTTAGGTTGCATGTCCCCAGAGTCAACGCGGTCGAAAAATTCGAGCTCCGACTTCTGAGTCTTCTTCATACAATAAGGTGATAATTTAGCTACTTTTTGTTGCGATAAGTGAATCACGTTGCTGTTGAACTGATTTACAAACGCGTTACTGAAATCTGCCATAAGGTCTCCTGTTAAAATTTATTAGTGCGTTTTTCGAAATGCTCCCCGAATACTCGGACACGCCTAAATAGACTTTTACAGGACGCTAGAAAGCGCTACCCCAGACCTATCTAACTCTAGGATAACGCAATAGCTCAGTGTGTCAACTGTTTACATTGATGTATAAGAGAAAAGTTTCTGCATGTCAGCAACTGCTTGAGCATGTCCCGGGTGAGAGCCATCCCAATAAGGGTGTTTAGAATTTCCCATAGTCTCATTTATTTTGTTTTGTGCATCAGCCGGAGAGAGGGCTCCACCTTGCGATGTCGCCACATGTGCGCCATCTTCCTTGAAAAACTTCTCGCCAATAGTCACTAGAAATTTTATGAACTGAGGATCGTTAGCCATGCCAGAGTCTTCTACATATTGCTGCATAGTCTCATCAGCAATACCTGCCAACGCATTTCTAGCGATGTTTAATTTTTGTGGGAGCGCCTGACCAAACTCTTTTTGCAATGTCGTCATAGAATTTTCCAGAGCTTCTTGTACGCCCTGATCTTCTCTGGTAATGATGTCTTGATCTTCTGCTTGTAGACGCTTAAGCATAGCTTCTGCTTGGCGCGGTAAGAGCCCATTGTCCCTAGCAAACTGTTTGAAGTCTGTTAGATATTCTTCATCATACGAAAACTTTTCATTGAATTTATAATCCTTAGGGTCTTTAGGCGCTCCTAATTTTTCATAAATTTGGCTCCACTCTTCAGGCGTAGCATATTCAGTAGGTAGGGTAATCTTATCTCTACCGATCATCTTTTGAGAATTTACAAAACTCTTCACAAGATTAGGTAAATCTTGAATGTCCTTCATTGATGGGTCAGTAGCTAGAGCTGAGTCTAACCCCTTCAACCACCCGTCTGACATCAATTGTGGGGCAGCTACTATGGCAGGTGCTGCCTGTTGCGTCCCTTGGTTAAGTAATGAGGCGGCTGCGCCCCCACCAGATGCGCCTTCGCCTCCAGCTTCGTTCATAAAAAATCTAAACATGTTAGTCTCCTGCGTATGCTTGGTTTAATAGAGCATCGTATTGTTGTAGGTCTACGTTAAGTGTGTGAACTAATCGAAGTGCCACGCTGCGCGCGCCTTCGTTAAACGCTGTCTGATGAGAGGCATTCTCGTCGTAACTTAGCTTGTGAAACCCACAGGCCTTTAAAATGTCTAGTAGAACTTCCTTCCCTTCAGGAGTGCTAAAAACATTCTTATACTTCTGCATGAGTACGCGTTTATTTTGAATAATTTTTTTATTGTCCTTGTCCACTTTGCCCTGCCTTGCCCATGTTCATTGCAACTTGCGATTGGTTTAATGCCGCCTGTTGTTGTGCTTGTTCTTGTTGTGCCTCAGCTCTTCCTTGGCGTACCGCTTTTACTTCGGTAACGTCCCTTAAAATATCATGTGGCATACCATAAATATTAGCAGTAAATCTGGCTAACTTGTCAAGATCAAAGTTATCCATGATGCCCGGATCAACTTGCAGAAAAGGGAGCACTAACTGGAATGCTTTAGATACCTGCTCGCCTTCAGCAGACATCTGTGCCTTAACAATCTGAGAGGTATATTGTACTTGGATTTTTCTTTTCAACAACACTTTTGGAGGCGTTGGTAGCAAGTTTCTTCTAAAATGGATATCATAAACGCGCTCAATAACTGGCTTTAAAAATTCATGGTGTTGCCGCCCTGAGATAGGACTTAACGTGCGCAATTGCTCATCGCGCCTCTGCATAACTTCAGCCGCAGTCATGCGGTCGTTCTCTACTAACCTAAGCATGTCTGTAAAGAATGCCTTATCAATGATCTTATGAGTCTGCTCAATAAGCATTTCTCCTACATCTACCTTAACCCCTGTGTTCAGTGGTTTGATTTCGTCTTTAGAACCAGCTCTATAAAAATTGACAGATCGTGGCTTCATTTTAAATGGTAGCATCACCCCATCATCAGGAACGAGTATAGGTGGAGATATAGTCAATTGGGCTGCTTCAATCGTTGCCTTCTTCATCTCATTGACCATCTTAATATCAGCAAGCGCTTTCATGGCAGGCCCACGTCCGTACTGTTCTCCAGAGAGCTTAGTCCAGCGTCCCACAATGAATGGGTTGGAGTGGTATCCACCAGAGTGGAGAATCGCACAGTTCTCTTCTAGGATATGGAATGACGCAAACTTAAATGCTGATAGTGCCTTATGGTAGGCAATGTGTTGTGACACTGGCTCTACAGCATGGATGATGTTCATCTTCTGCTCTGGGTTTTCTTTGTACTTACTCTTTAGGGATTGGTTATCTTTGATGAGCGCCATCCCAAATTTAGAAACAATCTGATGAAGCGTGAGTTGGTACTTGTAGTACACTACATCAATTACGCCTTTGTGGTTCTCTTGCACGGAAAAATCATAGATAGGCGCTGAACGAAAGCGCACGATGTCATCTTCATCTTCTTCGACGTTAAGTACGCCCGTACCAAATCCCAATAGATCAATATAATACTCGTGTACTTCCGTCTGGAAGTTAGAGGCGTTCATAGTATTGTTAATGAGCATCCGCAGCTGTTGCAGATACTTCTGCACTGCATCATCAGCATCAAGTTCCTTATCCCCAGTAGTAAACCCAAACCACACCATAGTAGCATTGGTAAGCATCCCGTGGAGAGCTGCTGCTGTATTCTCACAGGCATGAATGGCATAGGTGTCATATAAGGTCTGCCCTTTTTTCTCCCCGTCAACATTCCCGCCATATATATCATCTTTACGAGGAATGACGTACTTCGCGCACTCATTCCAATGGGATCGCCAGTTACCAGCACTGGCATACATAGACTCCCAGCGTTTCTTAATTAACTGCCCTGTAGACTGAGTAGCTGATGCGTATTCCATATTATATTCCTAATAAGTTGTTAGATTTTTTAGGCGAGAGAATTGAACTGCCCGATGCTTGGTTCACTGATTTGGCACCACCAGAGTTTGCTGACCCTAATTGAGAAGCAGATAAATTTTTGTAGTATTCCTGACGGCGCTTCTGTTCCAGTGGCCCTTGAGCAAATACAGCGTTTCTAGCTACTTCGTTGACCATATCAGTGGTCTTCTCGTAATTGTGTCCTTGGATGGTTCTATCAATTGCGCTATTTATTTCTTCTGGCGTACTGAAGGTTTTGCCTTGGAGTATCGTAGCTACTTGCTTTATGTTTCCTTTCGTAAACGATTTATGTGCTTCATCTACCTCGACAGTTTTGTTGCGGGTGTCGCTTCCAAGCGCGCCTCCAACAACATCCACTGCTGCTCCTACGCCTTTCACTACGTCAGTCGCTGTGTCAACTACTGCTCCCACGGTGTCTTGGGCGGCTTTTTCCACAGTTCTAGTCGCGCGTTCCTTAATTTTCTTAAGTGACATAACTCTCCTAATCGTAAGTGCTAAATCGCTTCAACTCTTGCAAACGCTTAGCATGGCTCCCTCCACGTAGGTTCATCGCTAGAGTTCTGAATGCATCAGAGCCGTGCGAAGACCAATCATGGAGAGCCTTGTTCATATACAGCTTATTCTTCCCGTCATATTTACGCTGATAATTTTTAAGCGCAGATTGTCCGAGACTTGTTTTATTTAGAATAAACCAGCATCTAGGTAAAAGCAATCTAACAGCATTAATTCCGTCCTCTACTCCCTGACGCGCGCACACCCGAGTATTAGACAGTCCCAGCGTGCGCATGGTCTCTTCCCTAGTTACGCCCGTGCCCATCTCTCTAGCCCCAGCATCATGTGGTAGCAGATGCTCTTCGTAAGTATAGGGTAGAGCTTTAATATGCTTAATAATGTCTGGAAGCCCCTTGCCGTTTACTTCATAATAATCGACCACGCGCACTTCATCCCGCATGGTTTGTACAAACCATATCGCAGTAGAATCGTCGATTCCTAAGTCCCACGCCGTTGTGACAGTTAGTTTGGGATCGTATAAGAAATCTTTAATTTGACCTTTGGCTTCAATTGCCGCCATCGCTTCACCGTAATAAGCTCCCGTCAAAGCCGCCGTAAAGCTACACTCAAACTCCTGCTCATACTGTTCCCGGCTCATAGAAAGGCGCGCCTCGTTCAACTCTTCCGCATCCAGAACTTTCGTCATGGAGGCCTTATAGACACAGGCGTACCACGTACTCTTTTCTTCCTGCATCCTCATCTGAGCGTGCTGGAACATGTCATAGAAATGGTTCTGCCCCTTAGGCGTCCCAATGAATATAGCCCACCCCTTCCTGTCAGCAAGCAGCGGTCGAATGATCTCCCCAAATATACGGGGCTCACACTGGGCATACTCATCCATCACCACCCCATCAAGATAGATACCTCTGATGGAATCTGGATTGTCGGCTCCCAGCAACAAAATAGTAACAACGTCCCCTCTATCAGGACGATCAAAAGTAATTCTTAGCTTCTGCTCATTAGAAATAAACCCCGGCAGTTCTCTGAAGGCATCCTTGAAATACTTCCACGCCACCCTCTCTGCCTGTGTATATGTAGGGGCAATGTAGGCGTACTGAGGATTTTCGTGCGGACAAACAAGTGCCCGATCCCCGATCTCTGCTTTAGACAGCACGGTTTTACCGAAGCGTCTATGGCACACCAGTACGTTAAACCTTTTAAGTTTAGTATGGATTTTTGCTTGAAAAGGACGCGGTCTGTACCCTAAGTCAATGACCCGGACGCTTGTATCCTTTTCATAATCTTTGACAAGGCGCTGCTGCTGAGCCCGCTGCACCGCCTGCTCTGTAATCATATCTGCCATATAATCTATTTGGCTCTAGCTCTGCGTCTACGTGCTGCGCGCTGCGCTAATTCATCAGTATTCATCTTACCAGCATTAACCTTATCTTGATCCGCCATACCCTGATTAATAGTGGCTTGCTCGATCTGTCCTCTACTATACATCTTACCACTCTTGCCCTGTACCTTATCATTGGCAGGGGTATTGGTCTCTTGCTCCCCAGACATCTTTAAACGGTCTGGATTCGGATCAGATGGCGTAGTGACTTCTTGTGGTGGCAGTGGTGCTTTCATTTGTTGCACTTGGTCTTTAATGCCTTGCGGCAATTCGTATTTACGCCCATCGCTGGCAACATTAACTTTCACGTTCGATCTTTTTAATTTTGCAGTATCCTGATACGGATACTTCTTCTTACTCGCCATCTGTGTCTCCATTGTTAGCCGCATTAGTAAACGCCGCCTGTTCATTATGTCTCATATTCTCGATGATGATATCATGTTCGCTTAAATTGGCATTATAAAATTGCATAGATTGCTCCATGCTATGCGCTTCTGAATACTTTACAAGGCGGCTATCAGAATTCAAAATCCGTAGTTCCTTCAGTGGTAAAGACAATAACGTCGTCTTTTGTGGGGCTGCTGGCTTCGTTTCTACTGTGTTCTTCATCTACTTCTCCTATGGTTTTGAATTGGCTTACACTCATATCGACAACACCATCCTCAATGGGCGTGCGGTCAATACCTGTGTTTATAATAATGGTAGTAGCCATGACAGGGCCTACAGTTGCTAGCTGTGCTTTCGGGGTGTATTCCTGCGGTGAGTCAATCTCCGCCAAGCGCATAAAAGCCTCAAACTTAGCTTTGGTTCTGGTTACGGCATCTTTGTTCACGCAGTCTTCAAATTCCTCGGCAGCCTCAATGGCACGTTCTTGAAAATACAAAGCGCGGTCTTTGCGGGCTTGCGTTATCTGCTTTTTGAAAGTGGGGTCAATTTTGCGCCAATAGTAGATGACTTCAATCCCGGGCATCCCCAGCTGCTTCGATATCTGTAGGAATGTCTTGCCTATCCGTATCTGATCCAGCAGGTAATGGCGCACTTCCTCTTCCAGAATGTATGAGGACGCTGCGTTGGAGGTCTTGACAATTTCTCCGGTCAGGGGAGATATCACGGATATTGTGCCGTTTACGTTCTTTCTTAGAACGCAGTCGTTTAGATTTGTTACTTGGACAATGTTTGTTTCTTCCATTTGGCACTTTGGTTTTAGGGCGCACTACTTATAGTATCTTTTTTAGGGGGTATGACAAGTTTATTTTCTGTATATGGTTCGTAGATTACTTGGATTGGTGGTTTTCTGTCCCGCGACCCGGGGGGATAGCACCACGGGCTGCCGAGTCTTGTTTGGGGGCTCCCCCCCTCCCCGAGGCATTACCCTCATTACTCACCTTACTATTACCTTACTCTTGTCTCACCATTGTCTACCCCATTAGAGCAATGACATGCCACGTTATGAATAGCCCAATTAAAGCCAAGCATAATAAGTCAAGGCGTACCATGTTACACCATGTAATTGCTACACTACCCTAGCCATGCTATGCCATGCCATGACTAGCCTTGTTCAGAGATGCTGTTTCCGATAACCGTGAAGTTTTTACACACCATCAAAAAAATCGCTTGGCAATTCGAAACAGCGATGCTATTTACTTTTTCAAGGCAATTTTGCTTTAAAGAAAAAAGGGGATTTTATGTTTTTTGGTTTATTCGAGACTAGTACAGAAAAATTTAACAAAGAGATCAACCGAATCAAAGCGGAGAATCAGGCATTGAGAAGCAAGGAGCGAGACCAGAAGTTTATAGCCCAGTACACTGATACTATGACTGCGTGCTACGGTAGGATAGAGACTGCTCTTAATATTCAGGATATCAATGCTGCTCAGACCCTAGAGGATTTAAGATGGCTATCTAAGAATCATCAAGGATTTAACTTCGCCAACGATAGAATAGAATTCAATCTCTACTAAGCACTAAACAATGACAAATTAAAGCTCTCACAATTTCGTGGGAGCTAAGATAAGGGGACAATATGACAACAGCATCAGCATCATGGGAAACAATTTTCGTAAAACCGGCTACTTCGGGAGTAAAAACCGGCAGTATGGCATTGGCTACCATCAAAGGCTATACTATTAGCCTAAACAAGTCCGGTGGACTTTATTTCAAGCACCCAGAGGGCCCTACTAAATCAGTGAATCTTCCAACCGTCGCAGGTCTAGCTATCGCTCAAGCCCTTGGTCTGGAAGCTACTGCTCTTATGACAATAGGTAAAAAGGCTCATGTTATTAGAGAAGAAATTAAAAACGCTACTAATTAACCCGACCTACCTAACTCAATCAGCCCACTTAAAACGTGGGCTTTTTTGCGCCCATTTTTCTAATCTACCTATTCTAGCTCATAACCTACCATCAAATTTAAGCCATCAAATCACCGATTCTAGCCTATCAATTCAGCAAACTGATACTGTGATATCCCTCATAATTAAAACGCCTAAAAACCTCTAAAATAAAAATCTCCATACCTATACCCTACCTATACCCTACCTATACCCTACCTATACCCTACCTATACCCTACCTATACTATTATCTAATACCTATAC